AGCAAGCCACTTAATATTAATGTGAAGGGAAAAATTATCATCAATAATTCCCGTCCTGTAACTACGCGCTGTCTTCGGTTTTTCACTCACTTTTCTTTCTCACATCTTCCCAAATATGATGTTTGTAACAATAATTTTCACCAATAACAATTCCATTGTTTACTGTATTAGTTACATACCAATGTTGAGAACTATCTTGATCTGTAATGATTAAATAATCTATATAAATAGAATCGGAAGGACTTATATCTAAATTCCCAATAGACCATCCGCTATTACATCCAGTTATTGTAGTAATTACTCCCAAAATCATTAATAACATCACTATCCACCAAAATAATAATTTCCGCTCATTCGCTTTCACCAGACCATTCATCCTTTTTCATTTCTTCTAAACATTCACTATGAGACAAAGCAGTGATACCACTTGTACTTTTAACTGCGTCTAATGTGCCATCTGTTATAGGTAATTCATATTTAACTAATACTTTGCTACCATCATTATTCCATCTTGGACTACCAAGTTTTCCATGTTTAAATGCACACTCTTTCCATGTTGGCGATTGCAATGTGGTGGTATCTACCACAGATTCTGTGTACTTATATTCTTCAGCTTCTTGAGGTACACCATTTTCCATAACATACTCATCAATGCTTTCAAGTAACTCTGCTTTAGTATCACTACTGCTATAATCTATGCTATGAGTGTCCATAAATGCTTTTATTTCGCTCTTTAAATTGTCATCAGTAGGAAGTGTCACATTTACATTTCTTGAGCCTGTACGCTCAACATCTTTATAAGTGTACTCATTCCAAGACAATCTATCAGCAGTTTTAAGTTTAGCAGGTAATGCTGATTCCCACTTTGCTTTTGTTAATATTAAATACGTATTAGTCATTTTTATGCTTTCCTTTGTCATGCTTATGATTTTTAGATACTTCTGCTGGAGAAAGTTTTTTATTATAAATTCTTACTTCATCTATAATTCCATTAAAAGAATTAGAGCTACCAGCTATATTTTTACCAATTTGCACATTGGATGCTAAATTTGATTCTGTTGTATTAAATCCAGTAAAATTATTTCCTGTAGTAGTTGTTGTTACAGCATCTCCATTTATATATATAATCCCTGTAGTTCCAGATAATGTAAAAACAATATGATACCAAGTATCTTCTAAAATAGAATTATTAGGAGAATAATAAGCGGTATGATTAGATGCGTCTGTATATAAAGAAACTTTTATATTATCATTAGCTGTATGAGCTAACATTGAATACTCACGAACTGAACCACTTTGATTATCTTTACAAATAATGTTACCAGTTACTGAAATATCATAAACTTTTATCCATGCTTCTAACGACATTTCTCTTGATGGAAATGATAATGTTTTAGTATTTGGAATTGTAACATTTTCAATAGAATCCAATCTCAATGCTCCACTTATATTATCTTTAAAGTAAAACCCTAATCCATCTCTGTTTGAGTTAAGTCCTTCTCTGATCGTTATAGAATCTGGTGTGCCTTGTACATCGCCATCGTTTGCACCAAGAAAACTGACTCCACCAACTTGTGTTCCATGATTATCATTACCACTTCTGTCAAGTATTTTATCTGTACCTGTTAAGTCTGGATTAGAATGAGTAGGATTTAATAAATAGTTTATTTGAAGTCCACTTGAATATGCAGATAAAGAACCTTTACGACCTAAAGCATATATTGCTGATACATTAGAATCTTGAGCAGTATTCCATAAAGCAAATTGACCAAGATTGCCTTTAAAATAATTACCACTTGCTTCGTGATGACTGCCTAATCTAAAAAAATAACTATCATTACCCCCACTCGCACTAAAACTAAATTGGTCTGATTGACTTCCATTTAAGTAAGATGTAACAGTTCCAGAACTCCAAGATACAAAAATATGATTCCATTGATTAGCAGAATAAGATACAGCAGAACCAAAAGTATTACCATGTGCCATTTTTAATCCACTTGATGTTAATTGAATATAAACTCTTGTATTTGTACCACCATCTCTTCCACCAACAACATATTGAGCAGTGCTTGGGTTTTGGTCATGTGCGTAAAACCATATAGAATAAGCACCACTTGCGTAATTATCTAATGCGTATCCAACACTTGTTAGATTAATGTTATCATTAACACCATCAAATCCTATTGCTTGTATATCACTTCTATCAGTCCATGTGGTAACACCATCGTTACGCCAATAGCCTAATAGATGGTCATCAGCTTTACTATGTGTAGTAGCATCTAATGCGACACCATCGTTAAATAGTTCTTGGACTTGAGATTGAGTTAGTGCAGTATTAAAAACGCTAAAATCATCTATAATGCCATCAAAAAAGTAATTAGGAGAATAGCCTCTTGCTCCAATATTTCCCGCTGTTGTAACACTTAAAGTAGTAGAGTTGCTTGTTCCACTACCTAAAACGGCTCCATTTGCATAAATATTCATCGTAGAGCCATCATATGTACAACAAAAATGTATTAATTTGTTTACATAAGTATAACTTTCTGTTTTAATTACAGAATTAACTCTGTAAGAAATACCACCACTATATAAATATATATGCACCCCATCTTCGTGCGTATCTTCTTCTGAAAATGGCATTAATAAACCAGAAGAATTACTTGTATGTACCCAAAAAGATATAGAGTGTGTTGTGTTTAAAATAGGTGATGGTAAGTCTATATAATCATCGCTATTATCAAATATCATTTTCTGATTATACTTCATCAATGGTACTTGTGGAACTACAGGTTCATTCACAGCAGTATCAAATCCAGTTAAGGATACTCCTACTTCTTTAAGAGAAACATCATCTATATAAAAAGTACCACTTGCATTAAAACTCCTAACTGTTAAAGTAGTATTTGAACCAAATGTATATGTACCAGATAGTTTTTGAAAAGAGCCTGTAGTACTTGATGTTGCTATACTTGCTCCATTACTAAATAATTCAACAGCACCGCTAACGATATAAACATAAGCTTCAACATAATAAGTCTTATCCTCTGTTTGAGAAACAGTTTGATAAATACCATCATCATCTCCATCTGCAATAATTTTCCAAGACTTTGAACCAGTTCTTACATAAGTTGAATTTGTATTAATTATTGAAGTTGTGGGTGAACCAATATTAGTCCAACCTGTTCCATCGCTTTCAAAACCATTATTAGTAACTAACTCATCCCCAAAGAAATTTGTAGTAGCGTGGTTGCCCATGAGGACTTCTTTAAGTGAGATATCTGTAGCGGTAAAATCAGCGTAGCCTGAAACTCGAAGATTAAAAGTAGTTCCACTTGCAACAAAATATCCTGTAAATGTTCCAACTCCTAATGTTCCAAAAGTTAATCCTGTAGAATTATTTACGCCACCTATTGAACCATCCGTATATGAATCTAAAGTAATAGTTACTTTATATAGTTTTCCATTTTCTGTGATATTATACCGAATTAATTGCTTATTTTGTGCATTTATAGCAGTTAATTTTCCTGTATTAGTTGTGTTTATATCAACTGTTCCTGTACCAAGAAACCTAATATAATAATTCGCATCATCAAAAGATGGATCACCAATTAACTCACTACCCAACTTCTTCTCACTATGGTCATACACAATGCTTTGTGGACTTTCTGGGTTACCTTCACACATTGGATACCAAGCTTTAAGATTTGATTGTATTGCACTTGAAGCAGATTGCTCTGGCTTTAAATAAAGTTCCTGTACTTGAGAATCTGTTAATATACTTGAAGTCAAAAATATTTTAAAATCAGACATACTTCCATTAAAAAATCCGTTATTTGTGGGATGACCACCTATTGCACACGCTTCACCTACTCCACCATCTTTAATATCTGCTAATGTTGTAGTAGCATTTAATGTGTAAGATAAAGTCTGATTTTCTCCATTAATATATATTTTATTTACATCTGCATTCCACGTATAAACAATATGATTCCAGTTTCCAACAGATATAGAATCATTTGGAGTAGTAATTATATTAGTTGCAGAACCAGTATAAACACCAATTTTAACAGCTTTATTGTGGTCAAGAGTAATACCGAACCAAATATTTCCTCTTGAAATAATAGTTTGATTTCGCCAGTAATATTGTGCGTGGTTTGAACTGCTAATAGCAGTTGTATTTACCCAAACAGATATTGCTCCTACATTTGGATTGTCTAAAAGAGAAGTTGATAAAATTAATTTATCTGATGCACCATCAAACACTAATCCTCTACCGCCATATACCTCGGCTCTTGAAGCCACATCTGCTGTAAGTAGTGGAGTGTCTGTTGAAATTGTCGTAGCCATTATTTAAGAACTCCTGTGTTTGAGGTTACTTTTTGTATACTAAAGTTTTTAAATTTTTGTACATCTTCTCCAGTACGACTTGCATTTCTGTACCACATTGGTATTCTATAACCCGAAACAGTTGTTAACACATAATAATTTGTAAATGTTTGATATTCTGTTGTTAATGTTATATCTGTATTTGTAATTACATTACCTTGATTATCTTTAAATTTAAGAGTATTGCCAAAACCACTTGCGTTAGTTACTACCTTTGCTTCAAAACTAATTTTTGCTAAATCGCCATCTGCATAGCCTAATGAACTTGAAATTCCAAACCCCGCTAAATTCCCAATATTCATCCCTACATTATCACCAGTTGGAATAGTTAATGTTACTTCATTATTTGCTACTGAAACTTGACCATCATTATTTGAAGCAAAATTATCAAGACTTACAAATGTATTGCTACCTAATGTCTCTCCAGTAGTTACATCATTTGTAACGCCATTTGCTGAACTATCAGCATCAAGAGGATAATACGCTACAAGGTCGTTAGTTACTTCTTTGACTGAAATGTTGCTTAAAACTGCTGTATAAGCTGTACCACCATCAAATGCAATTTTTTGTGAGCCACTTCCAGAAACTAAATATATTGCATGACTTCCATTTGTGAAATCTGAAGTATTTTGGTCGCCACCACCACAGCTAATATAAACACTACCTCCTGTATGTCCTGTAACATCAAAAGAAAGTTTTACTAAATCACCTTCTGATACACCACTTAATACATTTGTATAAGATGTTGCAGTAGCACCACTTGCAGTTAAAGTTTCAGCACTTGAATCATAAGACCAATTAGTTCCTGCTGATATAGTTGTAACTAACTCACTACTCAATGTACTCTTAACATCTGCGGGTATCTTGGCATAGGAAGTGGATTCCATAACAGATTGGATTTTTTCTTGCGAAAGCACCCCTAACCAAACTCCAATTTGGCTTAATTTCCCATCAAAATAATTAGTGTATTCACCAATAATAACATCTGCATTATTATTTGTCATACCAGAAAAAGAACCAGTAGAATAATCTGCATTTGAAACTGCTATCCCATTTAAATATATTTCAATTCCACTACAAGCAGTTCCACCATCATAAGTAGCTGATATATGATGCCAACTTCCTGTTGTAATAGCTGAACTGTATTTTCTTCCAATAAACGCACTTGCAGTAGGGTTATATAAAGCAAAATTAAGATGGCTTGAACCATTAGTAAATAATCTCCATTCATAATCAGAACCACTTGAAGAACCTTTACCAATTATAGTTTTTGTTGCAGTAGTGTCATAATAAACCCAAGCACTTATAGAAAAGGGTTTTGTAGATGCAAAGCTAAAAATTGAATCATTTCCTAAATCCACATAATCAGAACTACCGTTAAACAAAGCACTACCATTCCCAATCTGCTCTGCAAAAGACTCTGCTATGTCTATTGCACGAGGTAAGATCGGTGCATTGCCACCATATACTGATGTGGTAGTTGTTGCTCCTGCAATTATTCCATCATTATTATTTTTAGAATCTGTAGTTACTTGTGGTTTTAAAGAAAAGTTATCAAGCCAAATAATTTCACCAACATCCATACCAATCATCGTAACATAATTAATAGTACTATTTGTTGCTATAAATGTAATTGATTTTGAAGTAAAACTTGTTTCAGTAACCGCTACACCTACAGCTGGACCTCCAATGTTAACTTCTACAGATGAACCGCTATTCACTTTTGCATCAAAAGTAAACTTATATGTTGCTCCAACTATTAAATTGTCTGACAAATCACTTGCATTTTTTAACCATACATAAGCACCTTTGGCATCCGCATTACTTATTGGTCTTGAAATCTTTAAAACACCAGAATCATTATCCATTCCATTGTTACTGTTGTACTTTACCCAAGAGTATGTACCACTATCAAATGAACTTGCATCTGCATCCCATAATTCACTACCATATACGATTTCTGTACTATCNAANGCCCACCATNCTAANTAAACTTGTTTTTTCTACAGAGCCTAANTGACTGTAAGACTTNTTCATAACGGATTGGATTTCTTCGGGCTCAAGCTCTCTATTCCAAATGGCTAAATTGGATAAACTACCATTCCAATAATATTCACCACCATATTGCGCCCTACCTATTACATGCTCATCTCTTGAATTAGTACCCGCCCAAGTATTGCTTGTATCTTGACCAACTAAAACACCATCAATATAAATTGCCGAACAAGTGCTTGTATCTTTTTTTATAAGAACTGCATGATGCCATTTATTATCATTATATGTTCCTGTAGTTCTTCTATCTACACCCCCAGTATCAGCACAATTCATTTGAATATGACCATCCCACATACCTATTGATATATAATTACTTGTTCCATCTACATTTGTATAAACTGCTCCATTATCTTCTACTGATGCCTTAAACCAAAAAGCAATAGACCAAGTACCAGAAGGACTTAATGCTGACAATGATATATAATCATTACCATCAAACGATGTCGAACCTTCTGATGGGAATGCAAGTGTGTCTGACCTATTTGATTTGAAGTCGAGATATAGCTTGAGGTTGTCCTTGACGTATTGAAGCACCGAAGCTGATGCTTTTGATATAGTATTTCCTAATCCTAACATTAAATCTTAATAGGTTTTTTTAGAGCTTCCATAACTGGGTCTTTTTTTTTACTCGGTTTGACCGCTTTCTTTTTTTTAACTATTTTCTTTTTTCCTGGCATTTTATATTCCTAAATAGATCATTACTTTTCCACTAGCTAGTTGGACACCTGTCCATCTTCCATAAATCGTACTTCCTTGTGGAATTGTGCTAGACCCAAATGAATCAGCATTTGTTCCATCGGCAGCAACACTTTGAGCCGTATAAGCAGTACTTTCGGCAGTTAGACCTGAACCAAAAACAGCATCTTCTAATACTTGAATTCCGATTACTACATAACCACTTGGAGGTGCGTATGCAGATGCATCACCCAAGAAAGCCGAGCCTACTTGACCGAATCCAACTTCATTAGAAAAATTCTGTCCTTCTTCGACAGTATATTTCTTTAAATTAATTGACATGATAATCTCCTATTTAATTGCATGAGGTTTACGAGGGACCATTTGTCTAATACCCCCAAATCGTTTATTTTGATACCTATACACGCGTCTTTTGAACTCACGCATGTGATATTGTGCTTTTTCATAATTCTGCTGATTTTCAGCAAATTTGCCCGTTACATAATCCACAACTGCTAAAGCAAGGTTTTCATCTACATCAATAGTGTCATCACCACTATTAATTGCAGTTGGCATTTTAGTAAATTCAAATTTTAATCCATTTGTAATCGCTTCATCAGAACTTTTGTATTCTAGTGTAGAATTGTCTTGTTTAAGCAAAGCAATCTTTCGACCACCAACATAATAGACCCAATTATTTTTCATACATCATCCCTATCATCGTTTAAAGTTTGAATTGTTCTTGCTATTTGTATGTATTCATCGTTTGTACTATCATAAATAAATACTTTTAATAAATTGATCATATCTGTAGGTAAATCATAATATCGTTTATTTTTTACAATATCTGTTGTTGCTTCTCTTGTTACATTGTCTTCAATCATAGTTTGTATTTCTCGAACGGCATCATTGATATAAGCAATAGTAAATCCTTCATCTGCTATACCAATTCGTTCCATTAATTCTTTTACGGTCACTGCCTAGCTCCTTCTTGTTTTTCTTCTTTACTTGGCATTTGATACGGCATAAATATTTGTTCATATTCTGCTTGTAATAATTGTTGTTGTTTTAATCTGCCATCAATTTTTTGTTGTTGTAATACGGCAAGTTCAGGGTCTTCATCTGTTACAATTAATGTATTAAGTGTGTCTGTATCAGTATGAATTAATTCTTGTAAAACTTTAATACAAGCGTATAAAATCGGAGCGCGATAATATTCTTCAGGAAAACCATCAATTGTACTTGCATCTAAACTAGCGTCTAAACCTGTTCTTTTAACTAGAGTTACAGTACCGCCTGTTGTTTCTATGGGGTCACCTGCAATTGAGTTTATACTAAATGAATTTGCTCCTATTTTTGTAACGGTTCCCGTCATACCATTAATTTGAGTCATTTGAACAAAATTAGATAAACTCACAACATCGCCTGTTAAAAAAGGATGACTAGTTTTACCAAAAACAGAAGGGTCGCCATTTTGTGCAGTAACCCCTGTAGATATTACAGAAGCAACAAGCTTTGGAATTTTTATATAAGTGACAATACCTTCATCCCTTATTTCTTGACCTGCACCACCTCGATGAGTTAATTGAGGCAAAATAAATACTTTTCCATTTAGTACATAATATTTAGGATGATAACTAGTTGCTCGTTTTAACGAACTTGAATCTTCTGCGATAAAACGGTCATTTGGATTAATTTGATTTGCAATTCTTTTACCAACATCATAAGCTGGAGATTCACTAGTTCCAGTATTTAATACTTTATCGTTCCTAGCAACAGAAATCAACATTCCTTGATTTTCAATAGAAATTCCATCATTTACATTTGCATTACCAGCTCCCGTACTATTGTCTTCTGTAATTGTTTCTGTTTCAAGTTTTGGAATAATTGAAGGATTTACAATTAAAAGACGTTGGGTAGCATCAATTAAACCTTGATTGAAATAATCGAGGGTATTGGTTCCTGCTGAACCGATGATTTCTGTGATCTGTGTGCTAAAGTTTGCCATGAGGAAGTGGGCGGGAGAGGAGGCTATCCCGCCCTTAACCTAGTTAGTTACTTCCAAACTGCATGAGCTTCAGGCATTAGACACTCAAGACCAGCCTCAGTTTGAATGAGGTCAATCCTTCTGTCAACACCAGTATTCTCAAGACTCTGAACACCTACATGGATTGCAGTATCACGATTCACACCGTTACCGACCAATGGTCTGTAAGCAACATGTTTCATGTTTACGGCTACCATCTTTGCACCTGCTTGTCCGCCATCAAGGTGGATGTTACGAGTAACATTCATATCTCCATAAGGAGTAGAGATAGTAGTAATGTTCAATCCAAATTTCTTGGATTTGCCTGTAATTGCCATATCAGCTCTGCCATACGAGTTACCTGAACTATCAGGTGAACTTGCACCAGGTTTTACCATGCCAACATTATTAGCAAAGTATCCACTGAGTTTATGGAGCCAATTGTAAATTGCAGTATTTGCAAAGAACACAGTAGCATTACCATTGTTATAGCGAGGGTCAAGATAACTACTCATATCGTCAAGAAATGAATCTTGAGATTTTGAAGCTTCAGCTAAAGAGAAAATATTTCCAGATTGGAGAATATAATCTACAATACCTTGCGTATAACGAGTAGTACCATCCACATACTTTCTATTAAATAAGAAAGCCTGTTCCATGTCATATTTATGCTCAATCAACTTTTGCTTCCAAATTCTAGCCCATTCATCAGGAACAAGCTTTAATTGAGTCGCTCTAGCTGTATTGGTCATCTGACAACTTGTCTTAAAGATTTGAGTTAATCCAAAAACATCGCTATATGGTTGGTCTTGCCAAGTGCTAGGGAATGAACTTCCTTCAGCATGAGCAGAACCTACTGCATAGACTTTACTAGCTTCATTTGTATTCAAACCAGAAGCTGACCAAGCACTACTTGCATAAGCTTGTCCAATAAAAGCAACTCGTTCATCGCCACTTACGACAATTGGTCTAATTACTTTTACTAAAACACCTACAGCTTCAGTATCAGTAGCTAAAGTTGAAGAACCTAGAACTTGACAAACAAAATAATCTGTTCTTACAATAGCACTATCTGTTGCCGAAGTTACTATGTTCATTGGAATTTTAAGTAGTTGCCCATCTAAAATCCAATTTGGCTTTGTGCCACTTGAACCCATAGCTATGCCTGTTTGACCAAGTACGCTTTGAATGTTACCTGCATTTTTGAAATCAGATTCCATCTTTACTGCAAAAATCTGACCTGCAGCTTGTTTTGCTACAGCAGGTATTGCATTAACTACGTAACCAGAATCAGTAGCTAAATTTGTAGATGCAGTAGCACCAGCTTGGTAACCAACTACATAACAATATCTTTTATGAAAGCTATGACGCATTTCAAGAGATTTAAACTCTGGGTCATCTGTTGGTTTTTTTGCCGCCATTGACAAAAAACGAAAAAANGGNGTTTGGTCTATTGCTAGTTCTGATACGCGGTCNCCGAACGCATANCGTCTTCTGAGATCACCGATGCCACTTCCACCTGTATCTGGGCTTGCACCCTTCGCGGAAGGAGCTTGGTCTAATGTACTAAGAAATAATGGACTGTCAGCCATTGTGTACTCCTTTTATCTTTTATAGATTATTTACAAAACAACCTAATCAAATAAAGAATCCACCTGATTATCCAACCCTTTTAATGCATCAAATACCGCATCATTGGGGTCTGTCGCCTTTGCACGAGAGTTTGTAGCTCCTGCAGATGTTGGAATGCTACGCACCGCTTTCATCTGATTAAGCATATCGCTCTTTGTGTTTTTAGCAACATTTGACATGAAAGCATCCTTGTTCTTCAAAAAATAAATGTCTTCAAACGATATTTTATGCTCATCTGCCCAATTCATTAGGTCTTCAAAGTCATTATCATTTACATTCATTTTCTTCTTAAACTCCATAGCTTCACGTTCTTGTTCCGCTTTAGCACTTTTTTCTTGCATGGTCTTTTCTTGAGCAGAAAGTTTTGTTTCTACTTGATTATTGACCGCACGAGAAATCATACTGTTAAAAACTTTCGCGCTATCACTATCGGGGTTTGAGAATGCTTCATCTGAGTCAAATATAAAATCATCAGGAAGATTTAAATCTTCTTTGACACTTTTAGGTTTAGTTCCGTTTTGCACATAATCCCTTATTGTTGATACTAAGCCTTCATCATTTTGTAAGGCTTCCACGAATGGTTTAAAACGGCTCATCTCATCTAGCTCTTGTTTAATTTTTTGAGCCTCACGTGATGAATCTGAATATCGCTTTTTCCAATCAGTTTTATCTTCTTCAGAGTCCACATCGTTTAATTCTGTAAACATGGGAGTTTCTTCAGAGGGTTCTTCTGATTTTTCTTCTTTTTGAGGTTCTTCGCCTTCTTGAATCGCACCATTCACTTCACGATCAAGGTCTTCAAAGAATCCTGTTGTAGAGCCAAATACAGCGTCATCTACATCAGATTGTTCTGTAACTGGGTTGTCTACCGTTTGTGTTTCACTATTCATTTGGTACTCCATTTGATATTAATGAATTCTGTTTGAGCATTTGACGTTGCAAATCAGATTCGGCTTTGGTTCTATCTGCAGAACGACCTTCGGATAATTGTCTATCCATTACTGCTTTTGCAACTTGTTTTTCTCCTTGAGATACTTTTTCTTTAATACCCGCTTGGACCAACTGTCTTGATAGAGTTTCTATTGTACCTTCTCTATCTTTAACTTGCTCTTGTAATTGTTCTAATTGGCTTTGTAATTGTGAGTATAAACTCTTTCGTTGAACGATTTTTTCTTTATTCCGAATGTCTGTTTCAGCAAGTACCGCTATATCGTCTACAATGCCAAGTTTTAACAACTCTTTTAATTCTGCTAAATATGCCCATCTGTTTACAGGGAGTGTTGACCCTGCAACAATACGAACATCAAATTTTGCAGTAGAATAATCGTTCCACTTCCCAATCGCATCTCCATAATCATTATAAATTGGAACATTGATTTCTACTTCTTTCATTTTTTCTATATTATTAGGCTGAACAATTCTCATTACTTTATGAGCCTTGTACACGCCTTGACTAAAATCTTTAACTATCTCACCTAATTGCTTAAGTGATGGCTCTATACTACTTTTTAACCATTGCTTTACCCTACGAGTACCATATTCATCTAATGCAAGTAAGCCTCGATACGTTTCTACGTCTTTATCAGGAGAACCCATTGATGTACCGTAGATACCCGCTAGATACTCCATATCTGCTTTACCATTTTGCACAATTTGATAAAAGGCTCCCGATAATTGGGCTGGCATTACTTCTTTCGGAGATTCAAAACCTTGATTGACAGGCAATAAGGCTCCTGGGGCAGTCGCAAATTTTTCCCAATATGCCGTATCAATGGAACCTTCTTGATACATCCAACGTAAAGAACTGCCCAATGAAGCGTTGTGTATCATAAGCTGATGTGCTTTGTTGATTTCCTGCTGTTTTCCAACCAAGGGGGCAACGGCACTCATTGAAAAAGGTGTTCCTGTCCATTTATACATAAAGGGAACCAGAGGGTAGTTTTCAACAGGCAAAATATCCTCTGAAAGGGTAATATTCCCTGCAACTTTTAATAATTTGATCTGTGACTTATAAAAGAAAACATGGTCTACAATCATCGGAGCAAACTCTTTATCTTCTTTTAATACTTTATATTCTTCTGCGGTAATAACTCTGTTTTCAATGACAGACATTTCTTTTTGTGCTTGAGCCATTAATTGTTGACTAGCAAGAGCCAATTGTGCTTCATTTTCTTTTACTCTTTTCTGAAGTTCAAGCTCCATTCTATCAGGAAGTATTTCTCCACTTTGAACACCTTGTTGTAGTTCATTCTGTAGTTCTTGTAGTTGCACTTCCATCTCGGCAGTCATTTCTGCTATTTGTGTGTCTACTTGCTTTTTAACTTGAGCAAGTTCTTCTTCACTAGGAATCTTTTGATAAAATACATTGCAGAATTTTTTATTTTCTTTTTCATAGACCTCAAAATATTCTACAAGTTCACTTGAAGCTCCCTCACTATCATATCCAGTAGTAATCTCTTTGTACTGAAAATCAGCACTATTAAGTGGTTTGTCTGAATAATCATAATCTGTGGCATGTCTGGAAGAGGATTTTTGAATCTTTGACCTAAATTCAGGATACATTTGAACCAATTGAGCTTTAGGTAATACTTTACGAATAATAACGTGACTTGCATCTCGAAATAATGGATCACGAGACTTNGGGTCNATATAAACATCAAATGGGTCGGGTTGTTGAAGTATTACTTCACCCATTCCATTGTCAGCATTTGGGTCTATTGCAACTTGTAAATATCCAATTGATTTTGTAATGGCATCATTAATGACATTGCTATAAAGCGTTTGACCTTCGGAGTTATTCCATATATAATCAGCAACATCGGAAAAAACTGCTGCAACATCACTATCAGAAGCTTCTACTCCTACGGCTTGCCACCTTGGAGTATTATTGGTAGCATAATAATTGAGCATTTCTACAACAGGAATAATTCGATTAACGGTAAACGTAGGCATTCCTTGCTCNCGCAAAGTGTCTACATCCTGTTCAGAAATTTGATTATCTAAATAAAAGTCATGACCTTCTTGNTTTACTGTTTCCCAATTTTGTCTATGACTATCGTTGATAGCATCGAATAATCTTCGTACTCTATCAGCTCTTTTGTCTTGCTTTTTAGCCACTAAGCTAATGTCCAACTCTTTGGACGGAACTTGGATTTACGCAGATATGTCCCGTTTTCTTTTACGAGACTCTGAGGAGGAGAGGCGTATTTTACCGCGTAGGCGAGTGCATCAATTACGTCATCATGCGCCATACGGTTCCCAAATGTAACTATTTCATGGTGTAAATCGTAATGGTTTTTTTTAATAAATATTTGACCGACGGCAAACCGTTGAGAAAGTATTCCTTGTATTCTATCACGTTTGGTCATTCTAGTACCAGGTTTTTCTTCTTTCCACTTAACCGAAAAGTCATTTCTACGCATTGCTTCGGATTTTAAAGACTGAAATATCGGTCTAGACATTGTAGTATCTTCTACTACCATTAAATTAGGATGGTATTTATGAGCAAGTTCAAACATATGATCAACTATGCCCAATTTTCCTTCACCTAAAATAGACATAACAGGAAGTCCTCTTTGCCTAATATAATCGACTACATAAACTGAATTATCCATATCAACTGCTACAACCATTAGCACACTATAGTCGCTATCTCTACGATTAACGTCAGTTGCAGGGTCTACTCCAACAAATACTTGAACTGGTTTCATTTGGTCGTCATGCCAAATATATCCTAATTGATGGTCATTATTCCATTCGTAATGCCCATCCCAATATTTAATATGCCGAGAATTAAAAACACTATCTTCTTCACTTTGTACTTCCATCATATATTCTTGATAAAATTTGGCAGGCATGCCGCTATCTCGATAAAAAAGTTTCTTTTCTTCTAATTTTTCTTTAGGNAACCAACTACTCCAAAGNGAATTTCCTTTTTTGTCTATTGCTTTGTATAGTTTTACATCCCAAGCAAAATCTTTTTTATCTTTTTTGGCTTTTTCACTATTGGTAATTAGNTTATTAATAAAAGAATCAAAATGCACAGGTGTACCATTGATACGAAGCCGACCAGTATGAGGCTCCAAAGCAGGATAAACAACCGCAGTGATAAGGTTTCCATTTTTAGCTCTAGCTTCTGGAGTAAGTGTATTATTCTCATCTTCAAAATCATCCAATATAATTAAATCGTATCGTTTATGAAGTTTTGCTCCACCACGAATACCCGATACATTAGATTTCGAGAGCAATTTACATCCGTTCTTTAATTCAATATCTTCTTCTGTCCANTTGCGTCCTTTTTGATTACCAAAGTAGTAACGAATCTTGTCATTAAATTCTAAATGAGATTTAATATAATCCATATTACCTGAAGCAAGTTTTTGTGTAGCCGATACCCATCCATAAAACAAGGGATCATCTTGCTTGGCAAAGCAAAACGACCATAAAATATCGCACTTAGTCAGTACGGTCTTGCCATGACCACGAGGCATAATAATTGCTAATTGCTTTTTATCGTGATTCATAATGTCATCAGCAATCTCATAATGAAACCAAGGAG